CCGATATTAATTTTGATTCCGTATTACTCACTTAACCACCTTTTGCCCAACTCTCTGCGCTCCTGTCTTTCTTTTAAATCTTGTTCTATTGTTATCTTGCTATTTAAAATTTGCTGTGCATGATAACTAAAATAATTCCAAGTAGGATTTTGTGCTGTAGAAAAATAATATTCTAATAAATCATAACACGTTCCCAAGCCATAAGAGTCTAATAAAGCATCTGCGACCCACTGTTCAGCATTGAAATTTATTACAGACTTGGCTTCGTATTTTTGTAAATACAATTTGTTATATCTACTCAGCAAAGCCATTCGGTCTTTGCGCTTTGCCATATTATTGTGTCGGTATCTCTGATCTTGCTTCTCTAACTTTTTCAATTAGTTGAGTTTCAACTAATTTATATATACGATTTTGTGCCTGTATAATATCTTCATCTTGACGAGTACAATCTGTAATTCCTAGATCAACTCTTAGTGATTCAAAGTTGCCTAGATTTAAAGTATAACCTAGAGTTGCTGATACTCTTGCTGCTTCTGTTTCCACTATTCCCCCCAAAGGACTAGATTTTTTCTGACCAGACTGGAATAAATCTTCCGTCTTCTGTTCTTGTATATGTAAGTATACCATCACCAATTCTGCGTGTCAATTCTTGAGTTGTAGGCGTAATTCCATTTGTAATTAATTTATCTTTTCTAGGTCTGCCTAAATGATAACTTGCGAGTATATCACGAATTTCTTTTACTTGAGATTCAGAATAATATGCTCTAATTTGAAATCCTCTCTTTCCACCTTCTTGTGCCCCAAGCGGAGGCGGAATGATTCCTCGTTTTATTAAACTTGGCATATATTTTCTATGCCTATTGACAAGTTTAGCAGTTTCTGATACAGTAAATGCTCTTTCTCTATTTTTTCTAAAATCAGATCTTAAACAGGTTTCCAGTCTATCCTGAGTAATATTATAAAAAGTTACCATGCCAGTTGATCTAGAACTGTGATAAAATCTAACAAGGTTGTTATTTACAAACCAAATTTTTTTATTACCTTTAATTACAGGCTCGTTATTATAACCTTGGACCTCAATTTTTCTTGGTCCATAAGCCATGTGCCCTCCTTACTGCTTGACGGGGGATGAAAAAATTTTCTATATCCGCAAGTCAGGCAATATATTTCTAAATGTATTGAACTAGAATATTGTCTATCAACAAACATTCTACGATTGCATTTTGTGCAATAAAGAAACAAAAAATACCCCTCAGTTTGAAATACCAACAGCAATTATATTAACGTTTAGAGAAAGGTCTCCTGATGCGCCAAACCTTACAACCCCTTCTACTCTTGACACAGTAATTGATTTTAAAATAACTGTAACATTTTGTCCAGCAGGAGTATTTCCAATATTAACTGGTGTTGCAGTAACAATTGGTGGAAATTTAAAATCTGTTTTGAAATTATATTCAAAAGTTTTTTCGTTACCAGCGCTTACTGTTGAGTTGTTTGCCACCTCTCTAAAACCACCAACAATTTGTAATTCAGAAGTTTTTAAGTTTTGTTGTGCGGCAGTAGCCGTGTCAATAGTACTATTTTTATAAGTAGCAGAAGACACCTGTGTAGATATATCATTAATTGTATTAGCCAATTCGTAAATATATGTTACGTCTAAGGGTTGACCTCGTTCTGGTAGTGGTATTTTAGCCATTATTCTCCTTCATTCAATTATATCAGTTATAGCGAAGTTGTGTTAGATTCAAAAATAGTGAGTGTTTCATTTCTTTCTTTAACTGCTCCAGCGATTTGCACTGCAACCCTAACATTGCTCGTTGCTGCTCCTTTTAAAAATAGGTATGAATTAGTTGAGGTTGTGCCGTGATAAGAATATGATCCTCCATCAAATTTTGTAAAAATGTCATAAAAAGGTCTGTTTTCTTCATTTCCCCAAATTGTTGTTATTGCAGACCCGCTAACAGCAATGGTGCCACTTACTGCATTTGGTGTTACAGAATCGACAGTAAATATTGGTGACCAGTGAGAGATTCTGTTTTTATCTTCTGAGATAATTCTAAATCTAGCAGAATAAACATTATCAGACTGTACTGGGGGAAGTTGATTTTTTAGAATTCTTAATACTTTATTAGCCATTATGAAACTCCTATTGAAAATCTGAACTCTACATAGTTATTTGTATTTGGTGATTTAATAACTGTTTCTGCATCTGTATTTTTAACAACTGTATATCCAGTTAAACCATAAAGAGGATTTGTAGTAGATGTATTTTCTAGTCTTAAGGCATCTAAAGCAATATAATAATCATCTGATGGGCTTGAACTAACTTCTACTGATGCATATATTCTTACAATATTTACTACATCCCAGGTAAAACTAGCACTTTTAAATAGTTCTTGAATTTCTTTTGAAATTACGTAATATCTATTTGTTGTAAAATCAACATCATCTACCCCATCTTCTAATTCTATTTTTAATCTAGCATATTGATTATCTGGCGCAGAAAAATCAATTAAAATTTTAACTTTGTCTGGAGATGCTCCAGAATCTCCATCTTTATTTATTAAAGAAAAAGCAAACCTTAGTTCGTCTGTAGGAGCATTTTTTGTAAAATCAACAGCAGTGCCAATTCCAGTTAATCCAACATATTCTGATCCAGCCTGCACAGCAAAACCAGAAGTTGCTGATGCTGTTAATTCTGAAGTATCTCCCTGAAGAACTATAATATTATTAAAGAAACGACATCTTTCGTATATTTCATTTCTACCATCTTTAAAAAAGATAGCATTATCTGCATTTGTTTGAAATACAGAATCTTCAACTGCAATAACATTATCATCATTTGGATCGTCTAGGGGTTCTGAAACTAAATCTATTGCAACTGCAGAAGTACCAGAATAGTATTGCCATCCTTCATTTGCTGTAAAAGCAAAAATTATTTTACTATCATATGCTCCTGCGGAAGGATTTGTTCCAGCAGAATATATTCCAATCTCAGAAATTTCATATCGTTCTTCTGTTGGTAATTCTGCTGTAAGGACTAATTTACTTACTCCACCTTCTGTTACAAATCCTCTTGAAGAGATTGGAACACGAAACATTTCAAGATCAAGGTTTTCTTTTGCTGAGTAGTCTCCATATGAATCTCCTGTTTCTAGGGGCTGTGGACCACATCCTATGGCTATGTAAGAGGCATAGGCAGGGGCCTGACCAAGCAGGTATTTGCCAATAATATTCTTACCAGTATTAGTTATCATTATTCATTAAACTTCCGCCTCATATATTGTACCACTTTGACTAATTTCAACCTCTAATTGTTGATCATCTTCTAAATTATCAAGTTCTATAATTAAATCTCCAGTCTCTGTTTCTATATAAACATATGCTCCAGAAGGCCCATCGCCTTCTCCTTCACCTAAAATATGATTTTCTAATTTTATAGGGAAATTAATAAAATATTTATCAGAGGTATCTTGAAGACTAAGTATGTTATTTGGATTATACTGTTGTTGAATAGATGTAAGATTTTTTATTGGTCGATATGAAACGGTTTGTCCATTAATAGTGTCATTTCTAGCAATGTTTAATAACTCTTGTCCACCAATGTCTTCAAATATTAAATCTGTCATTAAATCGATAGGAATTGTGTCTTGATCAATTACAAAAGTATCTAATGGAGCAGTTTTAATTGGTGGTTTAACAACTTCTGTTTTAATTTCTGGTAATTTAGGTGGAGTTGGTGAGGGAGCATCAACAAGAGAAGTAAATAATCCGCTGCCAGTTGAAGTACCGCCGCTGCTAGTTGAAGTACCGCTGTCACCACGGTCAACCACCGCTGCCCTTTTTACTCCTGTTAAAGGATCAATATCTGGATTAGCAGCAAAGTATGCATTAGCCTGTGCCTGAAGTCTTTCAGACATTGCATTCATTGTTGCTTGAGAATTAACAGATGAAATTGTTGCTTGAGAATTAACAGATGAAGTATTAAGTTTTGGAGTAACTGTAGGTTGAACTAATTTACTACCACTTGCTCCTGGTCCACCACCTTTGGGCAACGCCCCTTCTGGTCTAGTTGCGCGAGCGGCTGGCAAAATAAGGGGAATTCTATCTTCTCTTTGATTAGAGGTAATTATTTTAGGTTTGCCCCCACCTGAATTTTCGCTTGGCATTTTACACCTCCACTAAATATGCTGTCATGTCTGGTCCTGAAGTATTTCTAGAATACTCAATATTATACACAACATATTTTATATTATCTGCAGTAACTAAGTCAAGATTATCTTTGTCTTTATAATTTACTGTAACCAAATCTCCTATTTGTAAAGTTGGAATAGAAAATAAATTAACTCCTATTGTTTTTTTAGGATCTTTAACTTTACTTATAATCCAACCAAGCAAATCTTCAGCATCATCTTGAGTTTGTATATACGGACTTTCTAAAGAAAACTCGTTTTTACCATATATCAGTCTGCTTAATTTTATTTCATCATATCTTAATTGTTCTACCAAAGCAGATGTAGTCTGCGAACTGCCTTGAAATTCAGGATCTGACAAGTTACTTTTCTTTTTAAAATATTCATCTACAGTTAATTCATGAGTTGTATCTTGCGTAAATGTAACTCCTAATATTCTCAAATAATTTCCACTAGTACTGTCTAAATTTAAAAAAGTATCTGTCACGTTAAATATCAAAAATTCTGCTCCATAAGAACTTGCTTTAAATCCAGAAACAGTATATCCTTTTAATCTATTAAATGTTGGTGCTATCTTGGCATATAAAGCGGGATATGAACGATCATACCTAACATCAAAGTAAGCACATTCACGCATAATAGTTCCAAATTCATCAAAATATATAAGGTGTTTTGGAGGTTCTTGTGTACCAATTCCAGATAAATAAGTGGCCTGAATCATACCGCTAGTTCCATATTTTCTAAAAGATTCTGTATCATCAACTTTAACATTTGAGTAAGAAGAAAATAATGTTTCTCCTGTTGCCATTGTGGTATTTTGAGATACATTATTACCTAAAGCAAAAATATTTTCAAACATACATCTAGAGGATCCACGAATAAATAAAGCCATATTATTATAAATTGGTAATGGATCTTTGTCATCTACTATTTTTATAAGTTTATCATTAATATACAAATAAAATCTACGAGTATTTCCTATATCTTGATACTCCACTGATAAATCATATACCGTTGGATTTTCTTCTGCAGTTTGTCTGTGTTGACCAGTAAATCTACCATCATCAACCAAAATATTTGTTAAGCCTCCATAAATTTTAATAGGAATTGCATTATTGTTTGAAGAGTCTTTTTTTACTTTATAAAAAACAACGTTATTAATTGATATTTCTGTTTGGTTAGTTTTACTATTACGTCTTAAATATTGTTCAATATTATTTTCTGTTAAAGCAACTATCTCAAAATAATATCCGTTATTAGTTTCTGGATTTAACAAAATTGCAATCCCTCCAGAACCGCCACCAATATTAGGATTTTGATTAGTTGCAACTCCAGGAACTTGATAATATGATGTGCTTCCAACTGGAGTTTGAGAACGAACTTCGCTGTTTTCAGTTTTTCCTACAATTCTCATTCTTGTACCAAAATGTTTAAATGGTTGATCTAAGGGTTTGTATACATAAGAAATAAAATTTCTTGCAATTTCTGTAGTTTTAAAAGATGGACCATTCATTACAAGAGCAGATGACTGTATTGTACCAGCCTGTGTTGTTTTTAAATTGCTAACTTGTGTTTCAGTTAAATAATTTGTTGCTAAAAAATTTTTTATAATACCATTTCTTGTAGTTTGTTTAGCCAAAACATTATTTACTCCTGCAGCCCCTGTTGTTGTTGCTGGTGCATTAATATCTGAATCAAGTGCAGTTGTAAACAAATATTGACTTTGCATGTCGCACCCGCGAATATTGTTTTCATTTGTCCAATAGATATTAATTCCAGCAGTATGTTCAGCAATCTTAGTTCCAAATTGTGCACGACCATGTTCACTTACTGCTCCAGACTTCATTCTTGTGTTTCCATCTACTGTTTCATAAAAAGGAACAGAATATATTCTAATCAAGCCAGTTGGATATATTTTTCCATTAAACGGCAGAGAGGCAAAATATCTTTGATACTCTTGATTATTGCTTATGTAAACATTGCCAGTACCAGTTATGTTAAATTCAACGGCATCATATCTTAAAATTTCTCCATTAGAATAAAAATATCCTTGAT